GGGCCAGTCGCCGCATCGAGTGGCGTCCCCACGGGCGGCGTATTCCGCCTTGTACTTCAGCGGCACTATGGAACCCGGCTCTTCCTCAGCGGGGGTGTCGTAGTCTTCGGGGGCCTCGGGCTGTTCCTCCAGCGCCAGCGCGATGGCTTCGTCTAGGTCTTCGCTCTGGGTGAGGATCGTCCCGTTACTCTTCACGGTGAAGAGGTCGCCGCCCTGCTCAATTGCGAACCACGGGTATTCGTTTAAGAAGGCTGTCGCCTGTTGAATGAGGCTGAGGGCCTGCTTGGCGGAGTCCGCTGTTATGTGTAGGTTCTCGGATGTAGCCAGCACTTCGCCTTCTACCTCTTTAAGGGTGAAGCCGAGGCCCTGGGCCTTTTTAGCAACTGCGTGGTGGATCGTCATCTTGTAGTCTCCTTTTAAGTTGATGTAGCCGGTCTTCTGACCGTCTCCAAGTATATCACGCTCTTCGGCATGACACCATGTGACACGGTGCCGCACCTAGTGAAGTGCGTCCTTGAACATTTGAATGATGCCCACGAGGGCGTCGAACGTCACTTGCATGAGTAGCGGCACCCAGCATAACGCCAGGGCGATGATAATTATCCAGGCTAGCATCCTCCGCGCTCCTCTTTATCTGCACAGGAACTGCATATGGCGTAATCGGGGCGCAGTTTCACTCTACGGCCACAGGAGCGGCATTTCTTCCACACGCTCTCTTTCTGCACCTGTCGGTAGAACTCGAGGTCGTCCTCGGAATCTATGTTCCAGTGCCCGAAGTTTTCGTCGTAATATGTCCTGTTCATCAGTGCATTCTCCCTTTCGGTATGGTGATTACTTCCACGTCCCTGCGAATAAGGTGCCGTAGCAGTTCTACGGCCTCCTCCTTTGTTTGGGATATGTTTACGGCCTCCACGGCCACCTCCAGAATGGCGTCCTTTGTACGGTTAATCAGGTCTTCCATCATGTGCTGCAACTCCGGTGTCATCTTCATAGTTCAAGCACCTCGCTGATCTCGTAGAAACGGCTGACCCTATTGACCAGCACCGGAATGTAGTCACGGCGACAACACAGCCAGGAATGATTTCTAGAACGGTAGAACACCACGTCCTCGTTATTTTGAAAATATAGCTTTGCGTACTTCTTCGCCTGACGCTTAGTCATTAGCAGTCCCCTTCGGCTCGGGCAGCTGCCCTCATCTCGTTGTGCATCTTCAGGTGGAAAAATTTCTGAACGGCCTTTATCGCAGCGGCCTCGGTGCGAATGTCGCCGATGGCTTCCTTGATTTCTTCGTCGGTGTGGCATTCTATCAGGAAGTCCCAGCCATCAATGTTATAATGAACGGTGGCATGATTCTTTACCGCCCAGAGAAGATATTCTATGGTACGATTAACCATTACACCTTCTCCCCGTATGCCTGAATCTCACACTCGGCCCACTCGATCGCTGCGTCGAGAGCAGCAAGACGGCCCGGCTGCTTGCCAAACCGCACCTGATCGCGCTTGGTGCAGGCACTTACGGCCTGAGCGTAACTGCGGATAAGCCGCATCTGGTGAACGTAGTCTGCTCCGAACCGGTCTTCCATCAGTCTATTCTCCTTATGAGATGCGGGCGTGGACCGCCCCACACCCAGAGTATACCATACGAAGAGGGGGTATGGTATGTGGCATGGTGACGCATATGACGTTGGGGAAGAGGATAGGAAGAGCTTCCTATTGTAGCCACTAAACCGACATACTATATTACTCATGGCTACAATAGGAAGCTCTTCCTAGAAAGAAGGTACATGCGACGCGACGTAAGGGGACATACGCATATACCGCGCCATGTCGGTTTAACGGCACCCACACGACAACGACGGACCCGACGTCAAGGACGTACCTCCTTGTCCCACCCATATACACACAAAAAACGGGGGGGGGAGAGAAAGAAATAACATATCGTTCCCGGTCCGTTCATGTGTGCTGTATATACCCCCCCCGGTACGCGCCGTACGACCCGCCGGGGGTATGTCGGTATGGGGTATGTCGGAGCCTAAGGAATAGGAAGCTCTTCCTATGGAACTCGAAGCAAGCGTCAAAGCACTCCTGTGCTGGGTTGCCGTTGCCTAAACTATATATTTTTTATTTTGCATTTTTTTGCATCCGTCCAGCAACGATATTTGGGATTTTGGAATTAGGGGAGTTCTAATAAAAACCAGCGCAACAAGACGGGAGTCTCAAATGGAGCGCAGGCAAAAGAAACGCAATAGGAAAAAACTCCCAAAATAGGAAAGCCTTCCTAAATGCACAAGATCAATAGGAAGAGTTTCCTTTCTTTAGGATTTCCTTCCTATTGGCACAAGGCGAATAGGAGCGGCTTCCTAGACAAAAGAAACGAAACACCACAGGGCACGGCGAAGCCGGGCGGCCTTGCGGCGCACCCGGCTGGTTTCGTTATGCGTTGCCGTCGATCTCGTCTTGCTTGGCGGTCTGCTCGTCCATGAGCCATCCGATCGTGTTCTCGATCGCTTCCTTCCTGCCGCGCTCATGATCGTCTTTGTTCCATGCGCCGATCTCGGCTGTCTCGACGATGGCTTCGAGCATCTCGCGCAGCTCGGTCATCATCGCGAGATATCCGGCGTTCCATGCTTTTGTGTCTGTCTCGATGGTTGTCATGTCTTGTTTCCTTCTGTTGGGTGGTGGGTGGTGGGTGGGAGGCGGCTTGCGCCGCTCTCCCGCTCTTGTTACGCGAGGACGACCGTCTCGCCCCGCTTGGCGCGCCCGCGCAGGACGTTCCCGAGGTTCATGCGCTGCATGCCGATGTTGCGGCCCGCCCAGCGGAGATCGACTTCGATGCCGTTCAGGCGGCCCAGCTCGACGATCTTCGCGTGATCGGCTTTTCCGTCCGTCTTCGTGAGCGCGTCGAGCTGGTGGGCGAGCTGGTCGCCGCACGTGCCCTTGAGCGCGTTCTTCGCATATGCTTTGACCCAGGCGGTGGGGACGACGGACCGGTTGGGCTTCAGCTCGGTCTCGACGGGGATCGGCGCGGCTGCCTCGATGTTGGCTTCGGTGGCTTCGGCCTGCGCGGGGCGCGGCTTGCGGTTGGTCTTGCGGCTCATGGTGGTCTCCTTTGGCTGTGGGCTGGGCGGGGTGCCTCGCTTCCACCCCCGTACTATACCACGGCGAGCAGAGCGCGTCTATGTGGCGGCGTGTCGCATCTATGCCGTAGGGGAAGGAAAGCCGACAAGCGCATGCGGCAGCGTGTCACATGGACGCAGGCGTCTGGCTGTGGTAAGCTAGGCACGTAGAAGAGGAGAGCACACATGGAAAGAACGAAAGAGCAGGCCTACGCAAGCGCCATGCGCCGCGTCCAGCAGAGCATACGCAGCAGAGCAGAGGCAGCCAAAGCTGCCCTAGCGGCAGAGGAACACGCCAGCACAGAGGGCGGCACGACAAGCGAACGCCTAGCCACCAAGCAAGCGGAGGCGGACGCCTGGGACGCTATGCTGGAAGCGGCCGAGCTAGAGCAGCAAGGAGCGGACGCGAACGAGGAGGAGAACGCCACGCCCATCGAATAAGAAGACAAGCCTAAGCTTAGGACGTCCTTCCTAACCAAACAAGAGGGGTAGGAAGGCGTTCCTATGCGCTTGTCTCTATAGGAAAAGCTTCCTATGCTTGGGCGTTTTCGTTGCGTAAAGGGGGCGTATATGGTTTCCTTCGCGGAAACCCCCCGCATCGGCCTCGATGGGACCCGTGAGGAAGTGAAAGGGAGGTGTGCGCGAGCCTAGTGTCTTTCTTCTCCCCTTTTTCCTTTTCCATCACATATATTACGTTACGTCATACTTGACACGCGTCCCGTGCCGTGCTTTAATATGCCATGGGGACTCTTCCAACTACTTTATCTTTGTCTCGCAGAATCCTCTCTATGCGTTATCAGGGTTACGATGTGCCGGACATCGCCCACGCTTTGAATCTGTCTGAGAGTGCCGTTACTTCTAGAATTGATAAGGCTGCCGCTTCCGCCGCCGACGATTTGCGCGCTACCGTCGTTCGGGAGGCGGAACTCTTGAAGCTCGAGGAGATGGAGCCGCCGTTCCTTTCTGCCGCCACCGATGGCGATTCTAAGGCTGCTCTCGTTGTTCTTAAATTGATGGAGCGCCGTTCAGCCCTTCTGGGGGTGGATAGGCAGCCGTCCATGCAGCAGCAAGGGAATACTTACAATCTCGTCACTATTCTTTCCAACATGTCTCGGCCTCAATCTCCTATTTCCCGCGTGGCCGAAGATGCTTGACGCCCTTCAATTCGTTAATTCAGAGACGGAAACTGGTGGCAGTTTCCAACCGGCAACACCTGAGTCCACCATCCTTCGTTGGCGCGAAGACCCTGTTTCCTTCGTAGAAGAAGTTTTTGGTCCTGAGGAAGCGGTCGTCATTGAAGCCTGGCAGCGCCAAGCTTTGTGCTTCC